CTCAAGCGCCTGCAGGACGTACTCACCCTCCGGTATGGGGTCACGACTGACCGCACCACCGACCTCAACCTCACTCACGTCAAAACCAAATTTAGCCATGATTATATACTCCAGTTATTCCACAATCGGGATGTGTTTTTTCAGGTTATCAATCGTCATCTCAATCTCATCCGGGCAGTTGTACCGGTTTTTAGCCGCGTACGCCGGGTTTTCAACAAAATGCAGTAACCGCTCACCGGTTGTAACACCGCGAGTTTTCTGGTTGTTGAACCCGGTGTCCGTTTTACGGATGATGACTTTGAACGCTGCGAATGCGATAACGTCGCACCACTCCTGCAGGAGCGCGTTGCAGCGGTTCGGGAGCTTGGGTTGATACCGGTCGTACGGCTCGGTGCGGGGGTCCTCAAACCGTACCACCGCCGAGTGCGCGATCAACACGATGTTCATGTTACGCTTGCTACGCAACACGTCGAGCCCTTGCAGAATCTCACGGAACTCTTCCGCGATCAACATCTGCCCCTTACCGTAAGCCAAATCTTTGGCTTCGTGGTTTTCCTCAACGTTTTGCGTGATAAGCGGCTCAACGAGCCAATCAACCGAGTCGATGACCACGGTGCGGTAGTCGTGTTTGTCTTTGATCAAGTTCTTGATGCTGTCAACCACGCTGGTGATATTCGTCGCCTTGGGGAAGCTCACTACATCAAGTGAATCCAACCCGTCTTCTGTGCTGATAAAAATAGGGTCGGGGAACTGACTCGCCAGTGTTGACTTGCCAATCCCGTGGCCGCCGTACACGCAGATGCGCGGCGGTACCTTTTGTTTGCCTTTACGCAAAGTATCTTGCCAGTCTGACATTTGTTTCTCCTCTATGATTAGCGGTAGTTGTCAATCTACCGTGTCAAAATCGTTGTCATCAAATGGGAGCTCCATCTGCCCGAAGTTCCAGTATTGGGGCATGTATTGGAACGTATTGCGATCCCAACTGAGGACGTTGATGTCTTCGTACCGTTCGGCTACGAGCGCCATGCATACCGCGCACAGCACCGGGTCGCCGATCATCAGCAAATAGTCTCCCGGGTTCCAGTTTGACAACACTCGCCGCGCTTTACCTATGAGCGCCGGGGTGTCGTACGGTTTGCGTGCGTTGCCGAACACAGCGCGCAACGAGCCGAACCGCTTGGCATCTGAAACATCTTTGTTGTAGTCAACCTGCACGACATATACCGTGCGTGTGTTACCGGGTTCCATTTTTGCGTCTCTTGGTTACTTTAGGTGGAGGGGTGATTATCGCTATTTCCTCTGCTGTCAAGAAGCGTTCGCAACCCACCGCGACGGCGATCTTGATAGCCTCTTTGTGATACCAGTCAAAGTCTAAGTCTGCCGGGTGCGCTACTCGGTCAAGCAGCGTCATGCAGGCCCGTGCGCCGTCAGTCTTGGGCACCTTGTTACCGTTACTAGCGTAGCGGATAGGCTCAAGCGCCGGGTCGTTTGATTGGTACCAACGTACCACTTTACCCAAATATTCGCCCGACTGCTGCCCGCCTCCCGTGACGTTGCGCGCACTGATAAAATCTTGGAACGGTGCGTTACGTATCGTTTCCATGAACGGTGTGCCGTGCGCGAGCCATTGGCCTACCGCGTCGGCAGCGACCTGCGCGGTGGGGTTTTTACGCAGCGATAACGGCGCGTAAATACCTTTGACTTTGAGCGACCGATCCGGCTTAACGGCGATATAGTTGTTCACGTCTTTCATCGCCAACACGCGGTACGGAGTGAACTCAAACTGAAACCGCGACAGCTCGCTGAACTCGTTAACGACGCGGTTCACGACGTCCATTAGGCGCTTCTCGTAGCGTATCGCGATGCCGTCGGTGTTAGCCGAAAGCGTCACCGCCCCCGCCGCCTCGAGCCGCTCTATGAGCATGAGCAGCGTGAACTGCCCGGTCAACGTAACGGCGAGCATCAAGTCGGGTGAGTACAACACCGAGTAACGGCTCGCCAACTTGCCGAACGTACCGTTCAGGCTAATCTTAAGCGTACCGTCGGTGACCTTGTCGCCGTTCCGCTTGGCTTCAAGGCGGCGGTTATAAATGTTCCGGTACTCATCAACGAACCGCTGCCCGAGCGCCGCCGGTACGAACCCGCACTCAAGGATGATTGACGGGTAAAACGAGGCTGCGTCAATATCCGTGATGACTTCGTCGCCCGCGACGTGACACACCTGTTTGTCGTGCGTGCTATGAATACCGCCTACGCCGAGCTGGTATTCACCCTGATTGAACTTGACGGTCGTTAACCCGAGGAAGTCCGGCAGGATGACGTGCCCGGTACGCTGATTCATTTCAAACGTATGGCTGACTACGCGGTCAAGTAGCGCCTGTAGTCCCGGGTCGTTAAACCGGAGGAACTCGGGCGCAACGTACCGGATAGTCGGCGGCACGGCGTTGTCGGCGCGCTTGAGCCCCATGCTCGTGATATACGCTTGCTCAGCCATTTGCGAGTCTGACTTGCTACGCATGTCAACCCCGTAGGCGCGGCTCATTTCAACACGCAGCAGGACTTCCTTTTCAAGTTGCCGGAGCAGCTCGGCGGTCGTATCAACGTCGTTATGACAATATTCAAGCAGGAGCGGCTCTTGCTCGGGCTTGATGAACGCGGTGTGTTTGATTGGCATGTCTTGAAGCCGCGGCATATGCATCCGTGCGCCGTAGGCTTTCAACCCAACAAACGACGGAGCGACCTCGACCAAGTCGATGCTGTCAAGTATCACTTCCCGCAGGTTGTACTTACGCATCGCAACCCAAGGCGCAGTATCCGCTACGATCAAATCATCCGCTATGCGTTTGATTTCAATCTCCTGCCGCCCTTGACAAAACGCCGCCACAATCACGTTATCAAAGAACCGATTGTTGAAGCCAACCAACGTCGCACCGGGCTGCTGAACGAACTTCAGTAACCGCGCCGGTGCGTCCGGTTGGTGACGCCATACGTCAAACCACTCGCCGGTTTCTACGTTTTTCGCGCAGAACAGCGTGCGGTTAGGTAGCGTCTCGGTGTCAAAGACCCAAGTGCTCATTAGTCTTGATTCACGTAGCCGCGACCGGGCTCGCTACCGTCATTAGCGGCGGCACGAGCCTGCTCGATCTCGATGAGCTTCTCAAGATAGTGAACGGCCTTCTGTAAATCTTGAACAGGATTACCCTTCAAGTAACACCGCTCGATGTACTTGGTGGCAGCTGCCTGCCAGTAATTCAGACCGAGACGGTGAACACGATCCCAGTGCTCCTCGCCGCCGCGCTTGTAGTGAGTACCGCCCACCTGCTTGTCGTTGGCGCTCATTCGTACACCCATTCAAGATCGTAAATAGCGTTGAACACTTCACGCTCGCGGCCCACGGGCTCCATGGCCTCGGCATACTCTGAGTAACGTCGGAATATCCGCTGCATCATTTTGTTACCCAGTGAGACTTCCCGCAGGCAGTACATTGCGCCTTGAGCGATGTCTGCCAGTTTGAGCGTGCGGATATCTTCTGCCGAGAGCTCAGGGAATTCAATACCCGCCTCAAGCATCAGCCGATGCTCTAGCTCACTAACCTGCTCGCCGATGCCGTATTCGCGCTTGGCGGGGGACGGGATGTCACCGGTCTGGTGCTCGGCAAGGTCGTGCATGAGCGCGGCCCGGAGCAGCGAACCAGAGGCACGCGGGTTGATAAGCAACACCATCATAGCCACACCGTGAGAGTGATGACCGACGGTCTCCCGCACGAGCGTCGTCACGGTGTGGTACCGCGTGACCTCGCTCCCGGACACTATAAATTCAAGGGTTTTACGCATTTCAGATCTCCAGTTAGCAGTTATGCTACAAATTAAAACTCACTTCGCTCAAGAAGGCAAGCGGGTTTTGGCGTCTTCACGACGGTTAATCCAATCAAACGTCGCTACACGCCAATCAGACGCTAGTATTTTGTTGATATATTGACGACCGTCGCCGAGTTTGTTGCGGCGGTCATGGCTCACCATCGCCATCGGGTGAGCGATCAACGGAAAAAACTCATTGCGGTAAACATTGCGCAGGCTAAACGGGTCAGCGCAGAACTGCTCACATTCAGCGAGGAAAACGCGGTAGTCACCGCTAAACAGCGGAACCGGTTTTACGTTACCGTTTGTGTAATGGTCATAATTAGTCATATTAGGCGGGAAGTCAATATACTCGGTAGCGTTATACAGCTCGGTGTACAAGTGGAAGTTGTTACTCACCTGCCGGTAAACACCCATCTTGAACCCGGTCGCAATAGCCACGAACTCTTGCAGTATACTAAAGTGCACCGCGTTGGCACCGTACGCACCCCACCAAATATCGTTGCTGCGATTGAACACGGTCATGTTGAGCCGGTTGCCGCGGGTATCAAATATCACTTGAGTGTTGCAGGCCTTATCTTTTGTAGGCTTGAGCAGGTCAAAGTGATCCCATATTTGAATGACTGCCTGACGTGAGTTAGGGTCTGTGCGCAGCATTTCAATCACTTCAAGCAGCTGGTCGTGGCCAAAGTGATGCCGCCAACGGTAGCCGTAAGCCGCGTTGAAGATACGTTGATCGTCGCTAAACTGACCGATCTTGCTGTTGAACTGCTGCAGGAACTCGACGTCTTGCCGCCCTGCCAGCATCCAGATTGATTCCATCAAGTGAAATATCGGGTTAGCGTCGCGTCCCTGATGAAACAATACCCGCTCAATCGGGTTAGTATACGTCGTCATCACCGGCTCGGGAAATACGTACGCGGGGCCGTTGCGGGTTGCCTCGGGCGCTATCGCGTTAGTGCCGCGGTACGCATTGAGCAGCCAAAAGACCTCGCTAAATGCGTGGTTGACGTTACGTGCTTTGATTTCCATGTTTAGAATTCTCTCTCGGGTTGATACGTAGTTTTGGGTAAACCTTCACCCAACACAGTGCGGCAATACTTACTAAACTCGCACATGCAGTTTTGTACGTCGTGCAGCGTCAGGTCGTCAATGCAGAGCTCGCTATTGATGAGCCCGCGCAGCTTCTTGAGCTCGGCATTGAACTGCTCTTGCTTCCACGTAGCGAACGCAGGACGATGCAATAGGTAGTTCAATCCGCGTGAACTGCCGGGGCCGATAGGCGCGTAACTATTGATGTCCTCGGCGTCTTCAAGATGCCCCGGTGCGTAAGTTAAGTCGGCGGCCACTTGCCCGGCCATAAACGTACTGATACCAAAAGCCTTGGTCATCGCTGTGACAAACCGCTCGATAGATTTGTCATACTCTGTGTTGAGCGTAAACCGGATGCTCTTAGCGTTTTCAATCACCGAGCCGATGATATGCTTGGCGATAGCCTGCGACTTGTTACCGCCCGGATCCATTTTAGTCGGGTAAACCATGTACGCGCCGGAGTACACTTTACTGCTCTTACCCTTGAATTCTTCAATCGTTTTGACAAACAGTTTGGCGTCAAAT